ACCCCTGGTTCCCCAAGGTACTTGACGATGAGCGCCGCCTTGACCTGGAAAAATACCCGGAGCGGTATGACCACATCTGGGAAGGTGGTTATGCCAAGGCGTTCGAGGGTGCTTATTTCGCCCGACAGCTAAACGACGCCAAGGTACAGGGCCGCATTGGCCGCGTCCCTGCCGATCCGTTGATGACCATTCGCCTGGTGGCGGACATTGGCGGCACGGGCGCGAACGCCGACGCTTTCACCTTCTGGGCCTGTCAATTCATCGGGCGTGAAATCCGCGTCCTGAACTATTATGAGGCGGTGGGCCAGCCTATCGAGGCTCACGTTAATTGGCTTCGCTCGCAAGGCTATACGCCCGACAAGGCACAAATCTGGCTCCCGCACGATGGGACCAAGCAGGACGCCGTACACGACGCATCCTATGCCGGCGCGTTTCGCGGGCTGGGGTATGAGGTGACGGTAGTGCCGAACCAAGGCGCTGGCGCTGCCACGCTCCGCATTGAGGCGGCCCGCAGGCTGTTCCCGTCGATGTGGTTCAACGAGAGCAGCACTGAGCCGGGCCGTGACGCTCTGGGCTTCTACCATGAGCGCAAGGACGAAAATCGCGGCATTGGGCTCGGCCCCGAACACGATTGGTCCAGTCACGGCGCGGACGCCTTCGGCTTGATGTGCGTGATTTACGAAAAGCCGAGCAAGAAGCAAGACAAACTCATCCTCCCGGCCTTCGGCGCCGTCTAAGGAAAATCTCCCATGACCATGCGTAACGACCGCATCGCCTCCAATGCCGAAGCCGTCACCCCGTCCGATACCGCCTTTGTCGACTATGTCGGCCTATATGTTGGCGGCACGGGTGACGTGACGGTGGTTGGCGAGAGTGGCGATCCCGTGACGTTCTCAGCCTGCCCGGTGGGTCTGCGCATCGACATGCGGATTACCCAGGTCATGGACACTGACACGACCGCCACGCTGCTGGTTGGCTTCATCGCCTAATGGCGCAAATCACTACGTCCGAACCTGAGGAATCCCAGGAAGAGGTCAAGCCGCGCAAGACTGGCCTTCTAAGCCTGGTAAGCGAAGAGCGCCGCCGCGCCATAGGCTTCGACCAGGACGCCACCCTGCGCGATGAACGCGAGCGCGCGCTGAATTACTACAAGGGCGACGTGTCGAAGGACATTAAGGCCCTGGATAATCGCTCGGCCGCCGTCTCATCGGATGTTGCCGACGCTATCGAAACGCTGCTCCCCGATCTGGTGGAAATCTTCATAGGCGGCGATGATGTTGTGGCCTTCATCCCGCAAAAGCAGGCGGACGTTGAGGCGGCGCGGCAAGAGACCGCCTATCTGCACCACGTAGCATTCCAGGAAAACCCCGGATTCCTGAACCTCTATACCGCCATCAAGGATGCGCTCCTCCTCAAGACCGGCGTGTTTCACTGGGAATGGGAAGAGGAGATTAACGAGCAGGACGAGGATTTCGCCGGCAAGAACGCCGTTGAGCTTCAGATGGCCTCACAGGATGGCGAGGTCAGCAACGTCAAGGCTGAAAAGCCGGATATCGACCTTCGCACGGGCGAGCAGACCTATAGCTTCACGATCACCCGTAGGCAGGACAAATCACGGGCCAAATATTGGGCTGTCGCGCCCGACGATTTCGCCGCCGCACCCGATACCGTCAATATCGCGGAAACCACCTATTGCTGCGAGCGCCAGCGGCCCCGTGTTCAAGACCTGATCGCGCAGGGGTTCGATGAAACACTGGCCCGCAAGCTGCCGACCTACACGGACAGCGACCAGACCATCCAACTGGCCCGCGACACAGCAGGTGAGAGCGAGGCTAACGGCGGGATTGTCGATGATACGGACGATGACCTGCGCCAGGTCGAGGTTCACAAGCATTGCATCCGGGTTCTTGGCGAGAACGGCAAGCTTGAACTTTATTGCCTCTATACCGACGCGGACGAAACCTTCATGCTGGCCGAACCCGAGGAGATTGATGAAATCCCCTATGCGGTAGGCTCGCCCTATCTCGTCGCCCACCGCCTCATTGGCCGTTCGGTTTCCGACCTCTTGATTGAGGTCATGAAGATAAAGACCGCGCTTTACCGCATGTGCCTGGATTCGGGATATTTCGCCCTGAACCAGCGCAACGAAGTGGCGATGGACCGGGCCAACGACTTCACGATATCCGATTTGCTCCGAAACGAGCCCTCCATGCCTGTCCGCTCCAAGACGGGCGATGCGGTCAGGCCGCTTCAGGCGGGGCAGTTGGGTTTTGACCCCTACAAGGCTATTGAGTTCTTCAGCACGGTCGCGGAAGGCCGCACTGGCGTTGTCCGCAACGCACAAGGCCTAAACCCCGACACACTGCACGATACCGCCAAGGGCGCCATGATGCTCCTGTCTGCGGCTCAGAAGCGTACACGCATGATCGCGCGCTGCTTGGCCGAGACGCTTATCAAGCCACTGTTCCTCGGGCTGCATAGTTGCATCCGCCAGAACAGCCAGGCGATCAATGAGGCCCAGCTTTTGGGCAAGTGGGTTCCGGTCGATCCCAGCAAGTGGGGCGAGCGCAACGCCATGAGCGTGGAAGTGGGCTTGGGCGCTGCCGGCAAGGATGCCGAGATTGCGGCCATGCAGCAAATCCAGGGCTTGCAGAAGGCCATTGTGGAGGGTGGCGGGTTTGGGACGCTCGTTACCCCGGAGAACCTGTACAAGTCCGCCACCGATATGGCGAAGAAGTTGGGCGTCAAGGCCCCGGAAGAGTATTTCACCGATCCGGCCAATGCTCCGCCGCAGCCTCCCAGGCCCGACCCCGATATGGTCAAGGTGCAGGGCGAGCAGCAGCTTCAGCAGATGAAGATTCAAGGCGAGGCCGCGCTGGGCCAGCAGAAGGTTGCGGCTGAGAAGGAAATCCAGGCCAACAAGAGCCAGATGCAGGCCGCAGCCGATCAGCACAAGCAGGAGCTTGAGCATCAGCGCGAGTTGCAGAAGCAGGCCGATGCCATGGCGCTGGAACAGTTGCGGCTCGCATCCGAGGAACGGATTGCTATCGCCGTGGCTCGTATCAATGCCGAGGCGAAGATCAGCGCGGCGCAGGTAGCGGCGAAGGTCGATGACGGGGCCGAAGATGAGGCATACCAGCAGGCCCATGAGGCGACGGTATGACCGAAGACCAGGCCCGTAAGGCCAAAGGCCAGGACCGCGAATTTCCTGAAACCATGGAAATCCTCGCCCGTGTGCGTGAGGCATTGGCCGCCCGTCTATTCCTCACGGCCATAGGCGAGGCCGCCATCCGGGAAGACCTCTACACCCGTGTTCAGGCGCTAGACGCCCTGCAAACGGAAATGGCCGCGATCCTGGCGACCAACGCCAGCGAAAAGGCCATGGCCGAGTACGCGGAAAGCATTGCGCCAACCGGGAAATAGTTTCCCGGAGCGTATTCTCCAAGGTGATCCCATGCCCCCTGACGCACTCGCGGCAGACAGTGGACTATTGACTATCGAAGAAGCCGTTGCCGCCCTCGATGCAGGCGACGAAAAAGAGGAGCAAGCCGCGCCTGAAAAGGTCGTAGCGGCAGAGGGAACAAATACCGAGGCTGTTCCAGCAGCCGAAGACGCCAACGAACCGGAAACGGCTACCGAGGGCGAAGATGCGGAAACGGAAGATGCGGAGGAGGCTGAAGAGGCCGAACTTACCGCCATCGAGCCCCCGCGATTCTGGGACGCCGAAGCAAAAGCCCGCTTCGGTGAATTACCCCGTGACCTTCAAGAGCTTGTGCTTGCGAAGGAGACCGAGCGCGACAAGGTAACGTCCAAAGCACTTCAGGACGCCGCCGAGAAGCGCAAAGCCGCAGATGGTGAAGCATCCCGTATAGCCCAACTGAATGGGGTACTGGACAAGCTGCTTCCGCAGGCTGTTGAGACGTTCAAATCCCGATGGGAAGGCGTCGATTGGAATGCCGTCATTGACCAGCATGGGGCCGATCAGGCTCTCAAGCTGCGAAATCAGATGGAGCAGGAGCAAGGCCAGGTTCAGCAGCTACAGGCTGCCAAGGCACAGGCCGAGCAAGTCCAATTTGCCAAGTTCGTTGAAGCCGAGACGGCCAAGCTCACGGCGCTTTGTCCCGATCTGACGGACCCCGTGAAGGGGAACGAGCGTCGGCAGGAATTGGGCAAATTCCTGATCTCTACCGGCGTTCCTCCCGAATCCCTTCGCCATATGTCGGCGCTTGAAACGTCCATTGCCTACGACGCCATGCGTTGGAGAGCCGCCCAGGCTGATGCCAGGGCCAAACTCTCCGCTCCCAAGGCACCTGCTAAACCCGCTGCCGCTCCCAAGCCGACGATACGCCCCACGGCGTCACCGGCCCGAAGCGGCTCCCCCCAATTGGCACGGCTTCATGCCCTAGAGACGGCGTTCGAGAAGAACCCCTCAAAGGCAAATCTTGAAGCCTTGCTGGAAGCCCAAGGAACCTAACTATGGCCGCCCCCACTGGTGTTAACACCACCCTCGTCAATATCGGCAACCGCGAAGACCTCGAAGACAAAATCTATCGGGTCGCACCGGAAGAGACGCCGTTCATGTCCGCCATCGGCCGTACTCCGGTCACGGCCATCACGCATGAATGGCAGACCGAAACCCTCACCGCCCCTTCGGCCACCAATCAGTTGCTCGAAGGCGACGAGGTCACGACCCTGGACGATCCGAACCTGACTACCCGCCTCGGGAACCTCTGCCAGATCAATGGCAAGAAGTACGGCGTGTCTGGCACCGAGCAGAAGGTCAAGTCGGCCGGCAAGTCCGGCAGCCTGGCGCGGCAGCGCGTTCTCAAGGGCCTGGAAGCCCGCCGCGATGCCGAACTTCGCATGGTCGGAAACTATGCCACCGTTGCGGAATCTGGTGCCACGGCCCGCAAGTGCGGCGGTGCGCTGGCCGGTATCTCGACCAACGTCTCGCTTGGCGCTGGCGGTTCTGTTACCGCCATCTCCGGCTCGACCTGGACGGCTGCCACGCCCGGCACCACGCGCACCCTGACCGAAGCGTTGGTTAAGGCGGTTCAGTCGGCGGCCTTCACCGCAGGCGCTCGTCCGAGCGTTGCCATGATGGGCCCGACCCAGAAGCAGCTTTGGTCGGCCTTCACTGGCGTTGCCTCGATCCGCAAGGAAGCTCCGGGCAACAAGATGGCGACCCTGATTGGCGCGGTGGACGTTTATGTGTCCGACTTCGGCAACCTGGCGCTTGTCCCCCATCCGTATGGCCTCACCACCTCCGTTATCGGTATCGACCCCGATATGTGGGCGGTTGGCGTTCTGCGCGGCTGGAAGACCAACAAGCTCGCCAAGACCGGCGACAGCGACCGCGAGGAAATCCTCGCTGAGCATACGCTGATTGCGCGTAACCAGAAGAGTTCCTGGGCCATCCACGCGGTCTAAGCATTGCCGGGGCGGTTCCTAACGGGGCCGCCCCGTTCTTTTCCATCTTGAGGAGGAATTATGGGACGCCCGACTAATGCCGAAATCGCTGCCCGCATGGCTGCGCCGAGTGCAGACGAAACGCATCTCGAGGGAGATGAGGGGACCGAAGAATTTGAGCAGCCTGTTCCAGTTGTGAAGGCTGACACGCCCACGCCGGACTGGCGCACGAAGGTTCGCGTTCTGCCGAGCGGCGACGGCAAGATTGCCACCGGCCACTATGACCGGGAAAGCAACACCTTCACCTATCATAAGAAGGGCGATTTTCTGCATCTGCCGCCCGCGCTGGCAAAAGAGCAGGAAGACCGGGGCCTGGTGGAGATTGTCAGTGGCGACTAGGGAGCATCTGCTTCGCACCGCCTCTGGCATCGATCACTTTCTGCGCCACGAAAGTGACGGCTCCATTCACATGGAGTCGCATCAGGACGCGCAGCCGTTCCTAGAGCAGAACAAGGCGGAATATACCCACAATGACGGGTACACCGCTGATCGCTCGATGCGCCGCGCGGCCAGTATTCCCCAGATCGTCCGCTACAAGTGGCTGGTGGAAGAGGGCTGGGACTGTGCGGACATGAAAAATTGGGACCGCCTGCGCAAGAAGCTCAATTCATCCGAATATCTCTACCTCCGCACCGCACCGGGAACGCTCTAGTACATGTCCCTCGACAGCTACTCAGCCCTCAAGACCAGTATTGCCGACACGCTGAACCGTAGCGACTTGGCGACCGTTGCCGCCGATTTCATTACCTTGGCTGAAGCGCAGATCAATCGCCGCCTCATCAAGGATGGCCCCGTGCGCCAGATGATGGGCCGGTCGGATACGACAATCAGCGGGGAATTTGTCGCCGTTCCGTCTGATTTTCTGGGCGCCAAGGCGATCTACCTGGCCCCGAACTATCTCCCACTTGAGTTTCTGAGCCCTGAGGAAATCGTTCAGCGCAAGACGCTTTACCCATCTGCATCCGGCGATCCCAGGGCCTTCTCGGTTNTCGGCGGCGAGCTTCAATTCTGGCCGTGGTCCGGCGGCACCTTCAGCGCCGAGATGACCTATTGGAAACGTATTCCTGCGCTTTCCGACACGGCTACCACGAATTGGCTGCTCGCTGGCCATCCCGACATCTATCTCTACACCGCGCTGATCCAGTCGGCACCATATCTGAAGGAAGACGCCCGCCTTACGACATGGGCATCTCTGGCGGAAGCGGGCGCGCAAGACTTGATCGACGCCGACAAAGTTTCGCGGTTCGCGCCCCATCTGGGCGTCGGAATCGTGCCCGGAGGAACCCCTTAATGGCCGCCTACAATAAGTTCAACCAGTTCGTGCAAGACCTCGGGCGTGGCGTTCACAACCTCAATGCCGATACGCTCAAGATCATGCTGACCAACACCGCGCCGGTCGCAACAAACGCGGTCTTTGCGGACCTGACGGAGATTTCCGCCGGAAGCGGCTATTCGGCTGGCGGCTCAGCGGTGGCAAACCGGGCGTATTCCCAGACTTCCGGCGTTGGCAAGTTGACTGGCGACGATGTGGTGTGGACCGCCTCGGGCACTGTTGGCCCCCTGCGCTATGCCGTTCTCTACAACGATACGCCGACCTCGCCGGCCGACCCACTGATTGGCTGGTGGGATAGGGGCACCAGCATCACGCTGGCAAGCGGCGACACGTTTACAGTCGATCTCGATGCTATTCAGGGCATCTTGCAGGCACAGTAATGAGTCGCCCCTTTGGAAGCGGCACGTTCGGGAGCGGGAATTTCTCTGCCTCGACCAGTTACACCGCCAGCGCCGCACAAGGGGCGGTCGCGCTCACTGGCGAGGCGGCGGGCACAAAGGTGACCTTCGCGCTTTCGGCTGCCTATGGCGCTCTATCAATCGCAGGACAGATGGTGGGCCTCTCCTACGGCTATGTCCTGGCCACCCTTCAAGGCGTCATCTCATTGACGGGAAGCGCCACCGCCTTCGTCTCTGGCAATATCTGGGCCGACGCAGAACCAACCGATGAGGATTGGTCCGCGCAGCCGATCTCCCCGGAAACATGGACCGAGCAAACGCCAGGCAGCCCTCCGTGGGTTGCCTGATCGACAAGGATTAACGCAATGGCCGACACGAACACCACCAACCTGGGCCTCACCAAGCCGGAGGTTGGCGCTTCCGCTGATACCTGGGGCGCCAAACTCAACACTGACATGGACACCATCGACGCAGTGTTTAAAGGCGACGGCACAGGAACGGCCGTTGGTCTGAATATCGGAAGCGGAAAAGCGCTGGCTGGGGCGGGAGACATCGCGATCACCGGGTCGGTTCACGGCTCCAATATCAGCGCAACGAACCCAGTCGCGCTCGGTTCGGTCGGAAGCAACTACCGCCTTCAGTCGGGTGGCTCGGCTGGCCTGGAATTTAGCCTCCTCACAACTGCGAACACCTTCGGCGGGCTTAATGTGTCGAACCTTTCTGCCGGCGGCGGGGGAAACGGAACTGATACCGCTGTTGTCACCATCAACGGTTCGTCTCAATCATCCTATGGCTCGAAGATTATTTTCGAGCGCAATGGAACCCAAACCGCGCAGGTTGGCACCTACTCTTCTATCAACGGCGGTTCATCCAGCGACTTGCTGATCTATGGGGCTGGCGCGAATGCCGTCCAGATTATGGCCGCGAGCGGTGGCGTCCAACTCACGACTGGTGCGACCTCATGGTCCACAATTTCTATGCGCGGGCTCAAGACTGACCTGGAGCCGATCCAGAATGCCGTGTTGGCCATCAAACAGCACGAAGCGTCTCTGGGGCGTTATAAGGGCGACAGCCCAGACAGGAAGTTGAGGCCGTTCCTTTTCTATGAGGACGCGCTTCAGAACTGGCCCTATGCCACCTCTGAAGACTCTCAGGGGCGCGGCACGGTTTCGCTGACCGATTATGTGCCGTTGCTCGTTGCTGCGGTGCAGGAGCTTGCCGGGCGGATTGAAACGCTTGAGGCCGAGAAGTCGGCCTAATGTCTCGGGTCCCGCTTACTCTCCCGCCTGGCGTTTTCCGCAACGGCACGGAGTACCAGGCGAAGGGTCGCTATTTCGACGCCAATCTTGTGCGCTGGTATGGCCTGATGCTGGGCCCGATTGGCGGCTGGCGCGAGCGCGCCGGTAGCGGGTCTATTTCCGGCACGGCGCGGGCGGCACTCGCGTGGAAAGACAATGAACAAGATAGCTGGCTCGGCATCGGAACGGACACCGGCCTATACGTTTCCGACCGCGCTGGGAACGTCACCGACATCACCCCGGCGGACTTCGTTGAGGGGCGCCCTGACGCGACGGGGCCGGGCGGGTACGGCGGCGCGACATACGGTTCTGGCGCTTATGGTGCCCCGACTGCGGATTCATCGCTGATCGTTGATGCCACCGAATGGACGCTCGACACCTGGGGTGAATATCTGGTTGGCGTCAGTCCCGACGATAATAAAATCTATCAGTGGGAATTGGACACCGCCACGCCAGCCGCACAGGTAAATAATTCACCCACTTGCAGCGCGTTGGTGGTGACGCAGGAGAGGTTCCTCTTCGCCTTGGGCACAACCGACCCGCGCACCGTGGCTTGGTGTGACAAGCAAGATAATACGACCTGGACGCCGGCCGCGACCAACGAGGCGGGGGATTTTCCTCTACAGACTGGCGGGCGGCTGATGTGCGGCAAGGCGGTGCAGGGCGGAACGCTGCTGTTCACTGACCAAGACGTTTTCCTTGCCACCTATATTGGCGGCACGCTGGTCTATAGCTTCGACAAGAAGGGCGATGCCTGCGGAGCCATCTCGCGGCAATGCGTGGCATCTTATAACATGGTGGCGGCCTGGATGGGGCCGGACTGCCAGTTTTGGACCTACAACGGCTATGTTCAGCCTTTGGCCTGCGATGTGCGCGACTACATCATCCGCGATATCAACATGCTGCAAGCGTCAAAGGTGTTCGCCGTCACCAATGCAGCATTTGCGGAGATCGAGTTTTATTATTGCTCGGCGGCATCCAACGAGATTGACCGCTGCGTGGTGTGGAATTACCGCGATAATTACTGGAACATCGGGCGCCCCGTTCGCACATGCGGCGTCGATAAATCGGGTGGGTTCCAGCATCCGCTCCGTATCGGTGCGGATGGCACGCTCTACGAGCATGAGGTCGGATTCATCTATGACGGGGACGAACCATATGCTGAAACTGGGCCCATCGAATTGGGGTCTGGCGACAATGTTATGTCGGCGCTCTACCTCATCCCGGATGAGGCGACTGTTGGCGACGTGACGGCATCGTTTTCTGGGCGGTTCGAGCCGGATGGGACTGAATATGACCTGGGCACCTACACGCTCGCGGCGCGGACGCCTGTCAGGTTCACGGCCCGTCAGGTGAGCGTCAAATATACCGGGGCCACAAATACCAACTGGCGGGTCGGAGCGCCACGGCTCGACCTTGTGCAGGGGGGGCGGCGATGATCCTGCCAAACCCACCGCATGGCTATGACGCAAACGACCAGGCGCAGACCCGCAACCTTCTGGTTCAGGAAGACAAGCGCAACCTGAAGCGCGGCGACCTGCTGATCCTGGACCAATTCCAGATGCGCGATACTGCGGACGGGGCGCTCAAGACCGTGGTTATCACTTCTGGCGAGCTCGTCATTACGTGACGCCGCTGCACCATTGGATCAGATGCCGTCCATGGATCGAGGCGGCGGTCAAGCGCACGCCATTCTATGACATTAGCGACGTGGAAGACCGTCTAGAGGCCGGGGAATTTGTCTTCTGGCCCGGCGAGCGGGCTGCGGCGATCACAGAGTTCATCACCTACCCGAACGGAAAGGCGCTGAACGTCTTTGCCGGTGGCGGCGAGACAAACGCCAGCCTCCAAGAATTTCTTGAAGCGTTTGAACCTTCGCTGGTGGCATGGGCCAAGGCAAATGACTGCCGATGGATTATCGGATTCGGGCGCCCCGGGTGGGACCGCCTTCTTAAGCCTCATGGGTATGAGCCCATGTGGCATGTTCTCTCCAAGGAAGTGGCATAATGGGCGGCAGCAGCAAGAAGACCACCGAGCAGACCCAGCAGACCAGCTCGAACACGATTGATCCTTGGTCGAAGGGACTGCTCACCGACAACCTGAACAGCGCCAAGGCCGCTGCTGCATCTCTGACGCCCTATACCGGGCAGATCACGGCGGGGTTCAACCCGACGCAGACCCAGGCGCAGGGCATTTTGACTGGCATCGGCACCGATCCGACTTATGCGGCGAACAACCAGTCTGCGATTTCCTCCGTCCAGGGCGTTCTCGGCTCCAACCCGAACACGACTGTCACGGCAGCGCCAGTCACGGCCAGCACCTATAACGCCAGCACCTATAATCCCAGCACCTATAGTGCCAGCACATATGATCCTTCGCTGCTGGCGGGCGTCGATCTATCGCCCTACGAAAACCCGTACACGAAGGACGTTATCAACGCCTCCGTGGATGCCAACGAGCGGGCGCGGCAGATCGCCAGCGTGGCCGATAGCCAGAAGGCGACGGCGGCCGGGGCGTTTGGCGGCTCGCGTAGCGGGGTCCTGGCCTCGCTGACCAATGGAGAATACGACCGGAACGACCAATCCAACATCGCGGCGCTGAACCAGGCGAACTTCGCCCAGGCGCAGAATGCGGCCATTGGCGACGTAAACGCGCGCAATACGGCAGGCCAGTTCAACGCGAACGCACAAAACACGGCAGGCCAGTTCAACGCTGGCGCAGCCAACACCGCCGGGCAGTTCAACGCGGGGTCCGCCAATACGGCGAGCCAGTTCAATGCCGGTGCCGAGAACAGCGCCAACCAGTTCAATTCGGCGCAGGACCTCACCGCCCAGCAATCGAGCATTGCGAACGCGCTGGCGGCGGCGGGGCTGAAGCTCAACGCTGCGGGTCAGCTTGTGTCCGCCAACGATGCCGCGCTCAACACCGCTGCAACGCAAGGTGGCATCCTGGGCGCGGTTGGCGATGCCCAGCAGCAGCAGCAGCAGACCGAACTCACCAACGCCTACAACGCCTATTTGCAGGGCCAGCAACTTACGCTTGCCCAGCAACAGCTTTTGAACCAGGCGCTTGGCCTGGTGCCGGTGCAGCAGACGGTAGCGTCCAGCGGCAGCAGCAATGGGACCACTAAGGAAAACCCCGGTCTCGGTGGCATTCTCAGCAGCCTAGGGTCTATCGCCCAAGGCGCGGCAATGTTCGCTTAAGGATCAGACATGGCCGGTATTCTTGATTTCCTTGGTGCAACACCGCAGGGCGGTGTACTCGCGGGGACTGCGCCCGCGCCCGGCGCAACGCGTAATGCTTGGGCAAACGGCCTGGGGTTATTCGGTTCCACCTTGCGTGACGTTGGGGCAAATCTAAGTGGTAATCCACAGAATGCCCATAACATCGCGGACTTCAGTAAATTACAGCGGCAGCAAGCGGTGCAGCAGGCTCTTGCCGCCGCATCATCGCCAGACCCTGCAATCCGTGCCCAGGCATATGCTGTTGCTCGGGCCAACGGCATCGACACCGCGCCGTTTGAACGCGCTGCTGCCGCCAGTTCCATGCCGGACCTTCTCAAGGCAATGCAGCCCCAGATCAACGATGTGCAGTCCACCCCAGCCATCACCGCACCGGGCCAGCTTCAGCAGCGCATGGCCGCTGGCGCCTATAGTGCGCCCGTTGAAAGCCTGCCAACGCTCTCTGATGCGCTCTCGCGTGTGAACAGTCCGGAACTGCGAGCGCAGATGGCCCCGCAGCTTATCCAGCAGCAGATGGCCTTGGCGGCGAAGAAGGTCACGCCCTTGTCGGCCCAGGAAGCCCACGACGCCGGTTTGCGCGATGGCGGTCTTTATGGCCGTGACGCAGCGGGGAATATTGTCACGATCCAGGCCAGCGATATGAAATCTCCGGAGGCGGTGGACCAGCAGCTTTACCTCGAACGCAACAAACCTAATCCAAATCAGCCATTCAACAATGACGGATCGCCCAATAAGGCATATCAGGAATGGGAACTGAGGAAGGAAAGGGCCAGCGGCGCGGGCTCTTCAATGGCGGGGTGGCAATTGCTTGTCGATCCCAAGTCAAACGTCCCGTATCGCTATAATGTCCGCACGGGGCAGGCGCTTGATTTCTCCGGACAGCCCTATACGCCCCAGGGCGCATCCCATGTTGCGAGCGGGCAGGTGCGGTCAGCCGCGTCTTTGGCGGCACAGCGGTTTGTCCAGGAACACCCGAATGCGACGGCGGCTGATATAGCCCAGTTCTCAGCAGATTTTGGCGCGACCGGGAAGTCTGTCGGCGCATTTTCGACCGGCAAGCAGGGCGACCTCATCCGGTCCTTCAATGTCGGTATCGCACATCTCAATACGCTTGACGGACTTGTCGGGGCACTCGGCAACGGCAACATTCAGGCGTTCAACAAACTCGCCAATGCCTACCAGCAGCAGACGGGCAACCCGGCTCCGGCGAATTTCGATGCCGCCAAGGCTATTGTCGGAGATGAGATCATCAAGGCCATTGTCGGCG